GCTACTCCACTAAGCCTGTCTATCGAAGCTGTCAACCTTGTTACCGACCCAGTATTAGTTGTAGTTGCTGCAACAAGCGCTTTGCTAGCGAGGTCTCTACGGCCTCCACCGATAATACCCATGCCCTTCGCAAACGATTTAGTAAATGATATAGCCCCAAGGGTTCCGACCAACGCTGTTATGGGAGCTAGTATAGGAGCTAGCGCGCCAAACGCTGCACCTATTCCCCCGATCATCTTCGTAAAAAGATTAATAATTGTTTTTACCGTGTCTGTTTCTATGAATTTAATGACAGTCTTATTAATTTCTCGTTGGGCAATTTGAAACTTAACTACGAGGTCGTCTAGTCTTTTTGCGGCATCTCTTTCCGCTGACCCAATAGACTTAATAATACTAATATCAATTTTACCAGCATCTCTATTAATGGCGTTCAAAATATTTACAAGACGAGAGGCCTGTCTAACTCCGGAGATTTGAGTTGCCACCCTAATCTTTTCACCAGCATCAAGCTTTTCAAACGAAGCCGCTAAAAGCCGGAGACGAGTAGCAACATTATCTACTTGAATTATTCTCGCATCAACATCTTCTAAGAGTTCTTCTATGTCTTTACGGAATAATCTAGCGCCAATAGACTTAAAGAACGTTCCAAGCATTCTAGCGCTTTCTCTAGTCTCAGCACGAATCAAGGTCATAAGTCCAGCAAACTCTTCAAAGCTTGCATTGCCAACAGCGAAAACTGCACCGCCCCTCTTAATACCTTCAAATATATCCTTTGATTCAGTAGCAAAATCCTTTGCGAGCTGGTTAGTAACATCCAGAATATCCCCAGTGTCTACTAGTTCCTTGTTAAACTGTTTGAAGACAGCAATAAGACCATCTACAACTGATTCAGCTGATCCAAATGTAGCAAGAAGTTGTGTGCGAACAATAGCTTCGGTTGAATCAATAAGGTCTTGTTGTCCCGTTGTCCCTCTACCAAAACCGGCCTGAGCTAGCAATCTTGCAACCCTAAGGATGTCTTGTCCAGCTACGCCTGTAGCTGTAGAAAGATCAAGTAATTGCTGAGTAAAATCTCTAATAGAATTCTGTGGTACCTCAAGAATTTGTGCAAGTTTTGTTTGCTCTGCCTCAAACTCCTTGAATGCCTCAACACTACTTCTAATTGCACCAATAACCGCAAACAGTCCCGTGGTTGGTAACAGGTACGCAGCATATCTTCTAGCAGCCAACGCAGCCTGATTACCAAACTTTTGAAGTGGGCCAAGAGAGTTCTTGACCGTTTTATTATACATAGTCTGTTGTACGCCAACTTGTCTTATCGTATCGCTAAGAAGAGCCAGCTCAGTTCTTTGCTTTCTTGTTGCCAACACTGCGCGATCTGTAGATCTTGCTAACCTCTCTTTAGATTTTATTCTTCTAGCATCTGTTATATCTCCAGATCCAAAGATGTCTTTTCGCGCCTGTTTTTGCAATGTCTGAGTTGATCTTGGAGTAAAGGTTCTACCTGTTGACTTAGCAACTCTTTCTGCTGCTATATCTGCTTTTTGCAAAAGTCTTACATATTCTACAACTCTTTGGTTAAGCTCAACCTGCAGCTTCTTCATTTTGCGGACCTCTACGGTCTGTTTCTTTTCTTGCGCAGCGGCTCTTGCTTTTTCTCTAGCCGCTTCTTTTATCGCTCTCAGCCTTTCTGCTTCCGCTCTTTTTCGAGCAGCAGATGCGGCCTTGGCTCTAGGATCTATAGTTAGCCCAACTTCAGGACCGCCAATAAGACCAACGGCAGCGCCGCCACCCCTTGATGGTCTTAGTTTAATTTTTGATTGTGCTAGTTCTGCGTGAGCCTGAGCAGCTTTATTTAGTTGGCTTGTAACAATTCCAACCTCTCTCTGAAACTGTTTCATCTGACCTATCTGTTTGGTGGCACCGGGCTTTTTAGAGAACATTAGGTCCAGTGTAGCACCAGCCTCCCTAGAAAGAACCTGAAGATTTCTTAGAGACTTTTCTACTTGTACAATCGCTTGGGCTTTTTGCTTTCCTGTTTTAGCCGTTCCTAATTTTCCTAAGGCTTTTTGGGCTGACCCAACAGCCGCCTTCATATCCCTTTTAAGAGCCTGCTGGCCCTTAGAACTTATGATAACAGTAACCTCTTGAGTTAGCCTTTTTCCAGTAGCAGCTTTTAACCCAGAGCTAATCTGTTTTGCAGCGCGACTTACAGCTTCCTGAGAAACTGCAATAGTTCTAAGTCTACCGGTTACATTTAATACAAAACTTGAAGGCAAAAGTCCTAATCCTTTCCTTTAGTCTATTAATTATACACTAAAAAACAAGGCTCATATTACCGCGCCTCACTTTAGACTATTTCGCAACTGCCTTTTTCTTAACCGCCTGCTTTTTTGTTGCTGTAGTCTTTTTGGGCTTTTTCTCTTCGGGTTTCTCTTCGGGCTTCTCTAAATCCTCCGACTCGCTTTCAGAGTCCAAAAGACTAGACGCGTCTCCCATAAGAGACGCTAAGATTGTGTCATTACCATACCCATTTTCTATAAGCCAAATGTTTTCTATACGGGTGTCTGAGTCCGCATCAAAAATATCTTTGTTTGTTTCATACAAAAGCAGGAGAAGCTCTGTAGCAGCCCTGTAAGATAGAGGCGATTCGTCCTCCTCAAAATCCTCAAAACAATCCCACATTCTAGCACTTTTGCCGTTAAGACAACATGCGTATGCAAAATAACTAAACCTTTGGTTTTCTGCATGAGTGGCTGCAGACTGATTATTAAGCTCTACTCTTGCAGAATCTAGCTCATCAAGAGCGGTCCTCAGATCAATGATGTCCAACGCTAACTGTCTACCAGCATCCTTGTTCTTAAAGTCTTCGTTCTTAAGCTGCATCTCACAAGTTTTAATCTGACCCGTAATATTATTCTTTTTATCTCTTAGGCTCTTATTATCCATGTTTCTGTTTCTTAATACCTCTTCAATTTCAGCATCAAGAAAAAATCCATCCTGAATAGCCCTGCGATAGGCCCTTGCATACACGGCCTCGCTCTCTCTTCTAATTTTATTAGTGGGCCGAATTACCTTATAATTCTTACCATCCATCTTAAATTTTCTCGTATTGTCATCTACCTTTTTAGGCATTGTCCAAATCCTCTCTTTCCATTGTTATAACGTTTTGTTTAATCTTAAATCTTGAAAGATCTCTTAAAAACTTTTCCTTTTGATTGTTTCCTTGATCAAATATTCTATCTCTAATTTCTAAAAACCTATTGTACCACTGTAATTGTGCAGGCGTCATATCCTCTTCATCGACATTGTCATTACCCCACAACTCTCCAAACGACTCTTCAATAGATGCTACCGCCCCAACAAAAACTGTTTGAAATCTTTTTTTAGCTATTCTATTTAAACTATTAAAAGAAGAAAGGTCTATGGAGTCTTCAATTCTCTTTTGAGCATCTTCTTTAAAACCCTTCCTAATATTCCTATAACTCATGTTTGTTTCATCTTTCCTATATATTCCTGTGTTCTCTGCATGGATATGTTTCTCTTAACATCCGGCAGCTCATCCTCTCTCAACTTACCCTTATCAAACAGGGCCTTTTGCCTCGACTGTATTATCCTACGAGACTCGGGCGTGTTCATCGTTTCATACACTTTTCTTGCGTCTTCAGGAGTATCTACCTTAATAAAAACTTCTTGAGCCTCAGCTATCTTGGAGTTATTGATTCCATCAGACGATGCCCCGCCACTGTTGTCTTTCTTTTCATATTGTTCTATAAACCACTGATTCAACAGGTTATCGTCTTCTATTATGTTAGAACTAGGACAATCAATACTCTCGTACACCGAATCATACAGTATTGACCAATGACACAAATCACTTTGTGTTCTAGTAAATTCTGAAGCACTTCTATTAAAGAGTGGTGTTCCTGTTTTTACCGAAAGGCGCCATGTTGTTCTCCACGGCTCACTCCTAGCAATCTTACGAATTTCAGATTCAGAAAATAGACGCTCATAAAATATCTTATTTATCAAGAAATTAACTCTACCCATATCCTGGTCACCATCTAGGTCTTCTTGTGTTGGCCAAACCAATCTTCCGTGCAAATCTTCTACACACGCCTTTAACAAGAATTGAAATTTGTCTTGCATTGCCTGATAATTAGCGGTTTGAGAGAGAAAAGAATTCTTTCTAAGAAGGAGTCCTGTTATTTCTTCTTCAAGTCTTTTGGTTGCGGTGTCAACCGCCTTAAGATGGTTTGATTGAAACTTATATTGCGATCTGCCCGATCTCAATTTCTTTATATCTTCAATCATTAGTTCCATATCCCGCTCGTCCCCATCATTCCAAACCATATTTTTTCTTAAAAGTTTTTCCTCTCCTTCTTGTGTCAGGAACCCCTCTCCAATAGCACGTTTATAGAACGTCTTATATTTACAATAAGCTTCAGTTTCTAATTCTAACGAGGGTTCATTATATGTAAATATTCCGTCAAGGTATTTGATATAATACTTGGCGGATGATATCTGTAGTACCTTATTCCTCAAATCCTCGTAATTATCCTCAGCCATTTTTATCTATTCCATGGCAGTTTTTCATTTACCCAAGCGAATAGGGGCTTACCAATTAATGCTCCAGCAACAAATATTACTACTGTATAAAAAATTGCACCTAATGTGCCTTGTAAGAATTCAATCATTTTAAAATCTCCTTTTGATTCCGAGTTTTTCTCTTTTATCTCTAACTACTCTACGAGTGCTATTCGATTGCAACTTAACAACCGTTCCGCTCGAACTATTAAATGCGTCTTCTTTATCTTCGTCTGTCATGTAACGATCCTTCATTACTTCTATGGACTCTACAAAATCGCCCACGGCCCCATCTTGTCGTCGTATATAAAAGATTCCATATATAATAGAAGCCACAACTAGAATCGCAATTGAAATTAATATTAAAGTAGCGTATTGTATTAATAAGTAAGCGAGAACGCCAAGAATAGCTCCACCTATACCAACAGCAAAACCAAGCCTTTTAAGTGGTGTTGCTATTACAATAACTATACCTAAAACAACAAGTATAGACGCTATTATAATTGGCCACTCCAATAATGAGGCGGCTATTTCTGCAGAAGAAATCCATGCGCTAACTGCGCTAACCCCTTCGCTACTGAATATAAATGAAATTGATGGCTCTGTTGTAATAGTTCCATCTGGCCCTATTGTTTCCTTTTCTCCAACTATAATTGGTCTTGCGTGGATTTCTGGTATAGTTATCTCTGATGGATTTCCAGATATACTGTTTGACTCAGACCCAACTTCCCTCTCATAGCTTATGGAACCGTCTTGATCAATAGTAAAAGCGTCTCTTCCAGAAACGCCTGTGACATCGCATCCGATTAATAAGCCCAATAGAGCTATATATATAATTCCCGTCCTCATAATTCAATTTTCCTAAACCCAACAAGTTAAATTTATGTTGGGAAATTATCTGGTCTTAAACCAGCAACTGGATCAAGCTTAGAAACAACAGTAAGCCTATTAAAGTTGCTATAGTTATAGGTACTTGTTCTGTTGCCGCCGCCAGTTTCACCGCCGGTAGAGCTGATAGAGGCTAGTTTATTATTACTACCAAGATCAAACCTTGTTCCGTCTGAACATAGAAGGAAGATTTTTTGGTCTGTAATATTTACGCCTTCAGCAGCCGCATCAATAAAGTCGCCAAGTTCTGTTTCAACAATTTCAAACGAGCATGTTACTTCAGTTGGGAAGTCAGCAAATCTGTGATATGGACCGCGCTTTCCTAATTCAAACAACTCTGTACGACCCAAGTCGGTCGCAACATTAATTGATTGAATGTGAACCGCGTGCTTGTCGCCAGTTAGAACGTTTTCTCCACCACCATATCCACCAGCAGAATGTACGGTCATTCCCGGAATCTCTAACGGGAAGATACACCCAGACATAACTAGGTTTTCTCTTCTTTGAACGCCAGATGCAGCTATAGGAGCGCCGCTGTCTGTATATGTAGTGGGACCAAATCCCCATTCTTCGTACGGAAGATCATCACCACCAACACCAGTACTCCAAGTTTTATCATTTCCCACAAGGGTGCAGGCCTCTGTAAAGTTACCGTCTGTAGGCAGAGAGAAGTTCATTGAACTTACATACATGCCTGACATGTGTACTTGAGCAAGTGGTACACCGCTTGCATTACTGTTAGCATCGTCATAATAAGCAACGTTTACCATTGCTCTGGTATTGTTAAATCGACCTGAGAGAGTTCCAACACTAGCGTCTTGTGTAGCCAAGTGTTGGATTAGAGGTGCGCCATCAAGCACTTTTTCAATGGTAACTTCAACATCGGGGATGTTCTCAATATTTTCATAGATTTCGATTTGACCGAGCTGGAAGACCTGCTCAAGGTTAAACGTGGTATTTATTCCAACAGATTGTACACCTGAAGCTGCCTTAAAGTCACCAACGCCAGTGGTAGCAAATTTTGCCAAGCCCACCGCGTGTACAGCATAGAAAATTCTATTATTATCTCTGGCCATTTATATTTTCTCCATAGGACGATTTAACTAATTTATTATACACCAAAGCTATCCTACAATCTGAAAATCTATAATAACACGGGATCTCATCATAGGCATTATGTCGGGTAATTTTGTCTCTACAGCGTTTTCTAGAAACCTTCCAGTTTTCCATGGGTATGAGGACAATAATTGAGATCTTATCAGGGCGTTTCCCGTCCTAAGCCTTCCCTTATAATCTAATGGCAACTTGTTGTTATCGGATACATCATTGACATCAAAGGTTTTCATGGGCTGTCCTTCGAGGGATAAACAAGAGTCTCTCAGGAAATCTAGCTGCTGCAGGTCTTCCGAAAAAATGTCGAAAGTAATTCTGAAATCTACGAATTTAGCCATAGACCCAAGCTCATATGGGGTAGTTCGGGATTGATCAACCTTCACGAAGATGGCTGGCAAGAAACTAGAAAACTCTGGTGAAATCGTATCTAGACCAGACCCTGGAATATTATCGTATAATCTCAATTGCTCGAATAACAGCTCCCTGTATTCGTTTGATTCTGCGGGGTATATAAAAGTCGCCCTTTCGGATCGATCACAAAATACATTTAATCCAGAGGGCATTGCAGAAGTGAACACTATTCCTCCCCTGTTGTAATCAATATAGTGATCGTATTGACCGCCGTCTCCAGACGGATAAAACACACCGCTAACATAAATACCAGAAACTTGTATGGGGTCAGATCCCCCAGTATATGTTGGGCTTATTCCGCTTTCCCAAACCCATTGGTGAGACATCCCCTTCCAAAATTGAAAGTTAGAATGCTCTGGTTGATAGCTAGCAGCCATAACGCTTAGATCAGACCCATCATACCCAAGAGTTCCGCTACTTATATTATAATAACCACCGGCATTAATAAATGATTCCTTTAGCATCCACATAACATTTTCACGAATATGAGTACGATTGGTTGCCTGGCCAAAATAATTTATATTCCTAAGTGCCATGTTATCCTAACCGCCCCATTAGTGTATCTATATTAATCTCGCGATGCATCACGGCACTCGCCTCTTCTTGAGTTATAAGCTTAGCATCCGCCAACTCTTTTAGTTTACTTATAATGTCTGCGGTAACACCAAATATTAAATCAGCATCTTTTGCCACGGCCTCTATCGGTCTCGTTGTGTCACCAACAGAAATATGAACAGCTTTACCCGCTTTTAATTGAAGTAGACCAGCCGTTTTGCCAATGTCTACCTGAGGAATTTTAGCAATTTCTTGTGTTATAATTTTTTCGGCTATCTGTTGTACTTTTACAGCTAGATTCTCGTCTATAATATCTGCAACAAAGTTTACTTCGTAAGGGTCTATATATTGAGTAAGACTAAACGATCCTCCTGGTATCATGATGGCCCTTCGAGTTCTACTCTGTCTTCCAGAAAATGCTCCAAATTTTACACGGTGTCCACTTTTTCTATATGAATTTTGTAAAAGCCACACAGCCCAATCAATGCTGTCCTTACTTGGATATGATGTATAGGCTCCCCACCCACCAACCTCCATAAGCTTGTCTTCCCCAATTCCCCAAAGTATTTGAGGAACTTGAAAATCGCTTTTTCCTACAGCCTCTTCAACTGTAGTAATTCTCACTCTAATGTTTTTTACTATATGTTCTATCAGATCGGATACATTTGATGCGGAGTCTGCCAACCCCAAAACCGCGACAAGTTCACTTTCTTGGTTTTTTAAATCCTGTATAACCCTACTTCCGTCTAATTTTTCTCTAACCATTTCTGGCAAAACTTTTCTTAACACCTCAACGACTCTTCTGAACGCAGGCCTAATTGCCAATGTTAACTGGGCTGCTACATTAAAATATCCTTCGTCTGTCGCTACAAAATCTATAGAATCAATTTCAAAACCATATCCTAGCTCAACAGATTCTGTTAGCCTGGCCGCTGGCCCACCTGGAGCTGCGACTTTTGCATCTCCTTTTCCCTTCTTGACTGATTGCATAAAAGCTTTTACCTTACGCTCATGCGCTTTAAGAAATGCTTTGTTATCTGTATGCATTTGTTTTTTCTTCGCCATGCTAAACCTCTTCCCAAAAACTTTTACACTGAACAGCTTGTCCTAGACCGTGAGGCTGAGGTGGCTTAATCAATCTTGCTCTTATTCTTTTTTCTTTTAGATCTTTATAGAGGATGATTTCCTTACATCTCATAAGATCGGGAAGGTACTGGTTTTTTGTAATGACCCTCCACACGCCCCTGTTTTTTGAGACAACAATACCATATCTATCAAAATCTTTTGTGACAGCGTAGACCCTTGCATCTATCTCTTTCTCTATTTGTTTTTCACGTAGCCCTTGGTCTGATTCAGCCTCATTGTCAGTGGTGCTTTGTCCTGTAATTGTACGTGCGGAAGATCTTCCCCCGAAGGAAAGCCCAACCCTTGGTTTAATTCCTATGTTATCTATTGCGATATCGGATGTAGACTCTATCCCTCCTTCAAAAATTAATGTGCATACCACGCCGAGTCCACCGCTAGAGCTGTTCAGGAGGGTGGCTACATTTTTCCATTCGTTCTTAACATCATTTGGTACCAGCGACATAATTATTATTAAATATTGGCTCTACGCTAGATCCTGACTAGCATAAGGTCCAAGAATAGCCTTTCCAGCAGCCTTGTTTCCCTTTTCCCATTCCCATTTTGTTTTTTCGTAATTCTCTTCGAAGTTTTTGTATACTTCAGCGCGGCCCTTCATTGCTCCTGTAGCATCATAGGACGTAACATCATCACGAATTTTAATACCATACTTTGCAACATCTCTTCTCATTTCACCCATAACAACAAGAAGGGCTGCTCTCGTAACAAACAGATTAGCTATTCCCTGATCTATAGATGCGTCTGTTGGGTCTGGAGATATTGAGGGAGAGTCTGTGTCCACAGTAAATGTCTTAGTTATTAAGTTAACATCACTTGTAACATCAATAGATGCTATAGCAAGATACTTAGCAAGCGTGCTATCAGTATAAGATTGTGAAGAGGGGTCTATATCGTGAATATAGAATCTCAGTCTATTAACAAGAGTGGTATCCCATGCCATTCAATCATACCCATTCCCTTTGGTTCATAGCATAACCTTGAATTGGGGATATCGGACCCGCCGCTGGTAAAGACATTGCCCAAACATTTCTTATTATTTGATCATTGGATCCAGCTGAACCAAACTCGTAACTAGCTCCAGCCTCAAGAACAAGGCCCTTGTCTAAAGACCACGCTCCGCTCGATGCTATATTAACACCAGCTATAAGATCTTCCGAAGAGTCGTTAATAACTACAAACTTTTCTACAGGGGTATATGTTTCATCCATAAGGTATCTACCGGTTGAGTCTACATAAACGCCAGTTCCCAACGAATATGGTTCTACTGTCTTATCAAATTTAGCATCCGGCCAAGTTGGCCCACTTGGTATGCCGGTAGCCGCAGTTGGGAAAAACGGAATGTTTGTTGAGCTAATTCTGGAAAAACCGCCTCCGTATCTAGTGCCACTACCAGATTGGCTATATGTTACTGCCATGTCTTAAATCTCCTTTTACATCTTATTATACACCAAAAAAAAGAGAGCCGTGAACATGTCACGACTCCCACAAAGAATCCTAAAACAAGCTTTTAATTAGAAGCTGCCGATAAGTACGTGTCGTACATCGAGAACTGCCCATCCACCTTCCATAGTTCCGTAGAAACCTACGAGACCTGAGCGGTGTAATGATTCGTCTTCAGTGATCGTAAGGTCTTCAGTAACTGGATGAAGGAATGAAGAGTCTGGACTAGTTTGGTCTAAACCAACAACGATTTCCTCGTCTGAGGCTCCCATTGAACCACTAATGGTGGTTGTGTAATATATTTGATACTCTTGTCCAACACCGAGTTCATCAAGATCGTGGAAGTTAACACCGTACATTCCGGAAATTCCGCCGCTTTCGCTACGATGAATTTCGCTACGAAGATCGTCGGAGATTATGTCGAGACTCCAACCTACCATATCTTCCAGGGCTTCTGGTGAAACATAGAGGTCGGTCAATCTCTTTCTATTAATACTAGAGGAGTTGCCACCACCGTTTCGACGAACTACCGTCTTCATAAGTGATGCTAGCTTAGGTGTAAACTGACCAGCTGTTGCTGTTGAGTCATAGGCTACAAGACCACGGCCTTTACCAGCCGTAATCAATGTTTGCCAACCGTCATCGTTGTTCTTCTTAACGAAGGAAAGTTCTAGAACTTCCATCATTCGACGAAGAATGTCGAATCGAGCATTTCTAAGATAACGACGAGTGCAGTCGATTGAACTACCGATTGGGTAGGTATTCAACTGAATGTAGTCACCTTCTACTCTACGCAGTGGGATTTTGCCATGATCGGGCATCGTATAAGCAACATGCTCTTTCTCTGTACCTGGAGTTAACAGGTCTAGAGGAATTTGCATATCGCCAGTTGTCGAAAAATCTTCGCTAACAAAGATGTCGGACACAATGTCTCCGTCCATAATGCCTTCGCGAATTTCAGCCTGAACTGGGTTGCGAAGGGCTTCAGTAACGCCGTCTGCAATCTTGGCCTGAGCAGCAATAGCTACTTCACGGTCATTGCTTCCAGCATCAACTAGGAGCCGCTTTGCTCCCTCGGTTAATTCTTCTTTTTCTACGCTCGCTGTAATAGATTCTTTTGCCATAGTATTTACCTTCTTTTTCTTATTTAATCAATCTTGATTTAAAGATCGATGTATACCTTATAATAACCGTCTTCGTCAGCTCCTGAAAGCCATTTGCCAACTAACGGATGCTTGGGTTCTGCTCCCCCGATACCGCTTCCCCAAAGTCCACCGCTATCAGCGGATAGGTTGCCTGATGGGCCTAAGTAACACGCGCCTCCAACTACAACCGTGCCGGTTGTAGTATCAACTGAGCTTGTAACTGCCCAACCCTTACGCATAATGGAAACCTTGTCTCCAACTTGCGCTTCACTCTTATAAGGATTCAATATCTGTCGTGTCAGATCAACTGCAACAACATCGTTCATAAGCATTCCAATTGGAGTTTCTCCTGACGGAGCGCCAATATACCAAGCTCCATTAACGGTTTGGTCCAATGCAGCACCTGATGGAGTTGCTCCTGTAGAAACAACAACGCCGCCACGAGTACCGCCGTAAGTGATACCCGATTGATCATCATAGTCTCCGGGAACAAAGTAACTAACGCTGTCATCGACAATATTTCTATCTGGTTTTAGTGCCATTTTTTTATACCTTCTTTTCTATAAAAACTTGTTCTTAATTATTATACCCTATTAATTAAAATAAGTTAAATTTAGTTATTTTTTCTTAAAACATTCTTGATGAGGTTCTTAGCATCGGCTAATGGGTCGTGATATGCTGTAGGAACAATGTTAACCGTCTCATCTTTGCCAATTGTGGCGTGCGGAAGACTCTTTAGTGCCTCAAGAGCAGTTTTTGGAATCAACGCATGTTGTTGCGCCATATCCGCTTTTGCTTCTTTTGCTTTCTTTGCGGCCGCTTCACATGGAAGACATCGTTTGCTTTCCTTGGGAGCCACTTCATTCTCAGAATCTTCGCCAATAATACTTGAAGAAACCTTAGAAATTGCTTTCTTTAATTCTTCGTAAACAGAATCGTCCATATTCTTTAGTTCTTCTATGTCGCCAGGACCATAAACGTTCTCTCCAACCAACTCTGTCATTTCTCGGACTCTAGAGTAAGCTCTTTCTTGAGATCTCATTTCACCAAAAACCGCCTCGGATTTTTCTGCATAACTCTTGTAGTATGCTCTTTCTTCTGTGATCTCAGAGAAACCCTTGATAACAGTTGTTGCATCAACAATGGCCGCTTTAGCAGCCTCAAGATCCTTCTTGTAAGAACCAGCCCTTTTTAAAGCTTTTGCTAACACCTCTTCTTGTTCTTTATGACCAGCCTGTACAGCTGCATCCCTAACAGAATCTAGCTCTTCTTGGAGTTTAGTGTTCTCTTCAATGGCTTTATTATACTTTTGTTCAAAGTCAGACATAGATATAACCTTTTTTTCTTCTACTTCTTTATACCCTATATTTTCATTTTGGGTAGAATCAACAGCCCCTGATACGCTTTCCTGTGTAGTGTCTTTATTATTAGCAAAGATTACACTAAGAATTTCAGAACCCATTCTATTAGCTGGATCGTCAACAATTCCTTGTCCAGAAAATACTATTTCTCTAAGCCATCTTCCAATTTGATATTCACTTCCGTTATATCGAACTTTACCAGACCCGCCATAGGCATCAAGCTTATCGCTCATGTATGAATTCGATGGGTTTCTTTCTAGGAAAAGGGTTTCCTCGCTATCACTGTTTTTTCTAAGAGCATAACCAAAATCGTCAAAGAAACACTCCATAGAAACATATAGGTCTTTGTTTTCAATCCCTCTTTGTATTGACGCTGCATAAGATGGAAAATAGGCGGACCAAATTAGCCCGTCTTGTTTGATGTGGATGTTTCCGGATGTTTGGTTTTGTAAAAACTTTTCACCGAGTTCTTCTGTTAAAGGTTGCAGGTTTGTAATTAATCCTGTGATAAGATCGCTATTAATCATAACTCCGATAGTTTCATTGTCCCTGTCTTCTGAACCCCTGTGCATCCAGTTAATTGGTTTATATTTAGCGGTACTGTACGACTGGACTATTTCTTTCGTTGTAAACACGTCATCGTTTCTGTTCCAAAGATCTGTAACCAGCAGTGAAGAAAAAGGCATTACGTCATCCGTGGTGTTTTCTATAGCTGCCTTACATGACTCGGTACATGGGTTAATTGATGCTTCTGATAACAGCCGATTAACGTTAACGCTGGAATCTAAAATAATCTTTGAATCACAAGTTGCCTTATTGTTTTCAATAAGTCTCGCTATGTGTTTTTCGCTTTCGTAAATATTCATTAATTGCCTTACGGATTTCCTGGGGGCGGATCTGGATGTCCCCAAGGGTCTTCTTCGCTTTCGTCAGGGTTCAAGTCTCTGGGAATTTGTCGCCACTCTGCAGGAAGCTCAGCACACTCTGCTTCAGTGTGTGGTCGTCGTGTACTGGGAATGGCTACTGGAGGGTCTTGGTCGTCATACTCAACATATTGTGTTTGTTGATTTGTTCCCGGAACGTAGCATCCATACTCTGCTGCATGCTCACCAGAAGGATCTCCGAGATCTTGTTCTTGTGATTCTTCTGCCGATCTCTCCTCTTCTTCAGGGTCGTATACTATTTCTGGATCTTCTGGTGGTTCAGTATTAGGGTTCCCCAAATGTCCGCCTGGATAAAAAGGATCGCTCACATCTTCTTCAGGTTTAGCGAAAGGATCATATACAACAATCTCTTCTTTGTTCTTTAATCGTTCATTAACTTCCTTAGTATGAAGGGTCATGTGTCTTCTCAAAAGCCAGTCTCTTACGGCTGTATTTTCTTCGACAGGCAGCGCCTCTTCCGGCAACCCCGTCCCGCCGCCAAAGAACTCAAGCCCAATCTCTTCTTCTTCCTCGTCTTTAGGTCTAGTCCCTATATCGTCATGTGTCAATTGACTCAAGATCGATTGAACTACCGATTGGGGTTGAATATTAAAAGCATCAACAAAGTAATCTATATTTTCAAATCTTTTCATATCACGCACTGTCGCCGCCCTTATAAGGAAACATCTTGTTAAGAGAGTTCTTTCTCTTCTCACAAGATTTACATTCTTTAATACGACCACCGCTCAATGTTTTAATAGCATTAGAAACTGTGTCACCAAGACCCCTGCTTTTCATTGCATTCTTTAACGTTTTTTTACTATTACTGCTCATTGTATGTATTCTCTCATTTCGGCAAAAGTTAAACTCTTAATGCTCTTAATATCATCTTGATTTAAATTGGGACCTGAACCCCTTACGTTCTCTTCAAATCTCCCAAGAAATGCTTTAGACATATAATCGTCAGCACTATTTAAAATCTTCTCAATATCTTCATAAGACTCTATGTCGGTATTTTCTGAACACGAAAGCACCTGCAGCTTTATCTTATCAAGCTCTTTTCTTTGAGCCGAAGATAATTCTCTTTTGTTTTTCAAACTATTATACACCAAATAATGCTGATCTATAATAGGATCAATCTTGTCCTGAATACGATCACCTAAAATTATATCGGAAGCCTTGCTTCTATATCTCCTGTTTCTTTTTATAGTATCTTTGCTTCCAGGAGGTCTTCCCATCCTCTTTGTAGGCTCATTGTCTTGCGCAGGCTCACCGGAGTTTTTAATAGATGGGCCACTAGACCCTCCCATATCTTTTAGCTCCAACTCCTTCTCAAAGTTAGACTCGGGAACCTCACTCTGTATGAATGGACTATATTTAGGCATCATGTCTCCCACCTCCCTTGCTTCTCTCTCAGAAGCCAAACGTGCATCTTCAATACTATGCATCTCGCCAATCTTCTCTATGATGGTTCTGTTAGAGATAATATTGCGATCATTAAGGTCTACAAGAAGTCTAAAGTAAGCCGTTTGGTCAAACAGATTGTTTATACTGAATCTAATAGATGGGGTGATCTTAAACCCCAAATTGTCATTAATTATACTAATCTCCTCTTCGAGCCAAGCGGTGATAGATCTTCTTACGGCATCTATTCTCTTCATCATATTGCGAAGACCAGTAAATGCATTTGCTGTTCCTGATATGCTTTCTGTTCCACCTATAAGGGACTTATGTATACCAAGACCTAAAAGCATAGATTCATAGTTCTCTGTAAAGTTTTCAAGTTTCTCTATGGGCGGAAAATACTGACTATATTCTAACATTGAATCCCAGATAATATCAAGATTTCCTCCACTATGGTTTTCAAGTATGGCAGCTAGCTTTGAAATAGAACCTACGTCTGGAAGAATCTCTTCTTTATGGTCTCCTAATTTCCAAATCCTAACCGAGTTATACCAACTATCTAAGGCGCTGATCTTTGCCAACCTTAATTTTTCATTATATGTAACATCATGAAGAATGCTGAAAATAAAACTCTTAGCCCAAGTTTCGCTGTCCTTCTTTTTATAATGAGCAACGTATAGCTTGTCTTCTGGAATTGGTAGTATAATATCCCCAGTTGTTGTCCTAGTCCTTTTCTTCGAACCCTTCTCTAATATCTCTACTATCTCTTCTGGTAAACTTTTCTTAAACGACGAATCGCTTTTATATACCTTGACCAGCTCCTTCATTTGAACGTTGGTTATTTTAAGACCCCATTTTTTTATACCTGAAAAAATTGCAAGATCACCACCCAACAAGTTTATTGATTGTGGGTCATAAAAAACATATTCAAGTGGGATTTTCCCTGGCTGAGTTTTCTTACGATCTTTGCGCGAGGTTGACTTTTTCATCTTTCTAACTTCAGAAGTTTCAATTGTTCCAATCCTTCTACGAACAGCCACGTTGCCCTCAACAAGGAAGTGATTGGCGAATCTCTCTGCTCTCTCTGTTAAAGAAACCCTCTTAGACCAGTTCACATAGAACTTCTCAATATCGTCGTCCTCACAAACAATCTCGAGGCCCTCTATAGCAATTTCTGTCATAAGATCAATAACAGACCGAATAATGCCAACGCTCTCATATGCCCCCCTGCACGCGGTCATTATATCTACAGGATCAGTTGGTATAGCCTCTCCTGGTCTAAATCTTGAATAATGTTTTCTTGTAAACGGAGGTCTTACAGATATGCCGTCTTCTACATCGCTATAATATGCGCCTTGAACGTGTCTGGTGGCGTCTAATGCTGTAGATAAGTTTTCCAAACCCTTCTGTTTATCTGGGTTTGTTGTAGAATAATACGGTTGTTTTTTTTCTTCTTGTTCTTCACTCATAATAGTTTAATTCCAATGGTACTCCATTCCTATTATAGTCATACACATACAATAATTTAAAAGCGACCACAATAAGTGGCCGCTGTTAATATAAACTATTCGTATCACACTCCGTTAACGCACTATTGTGGACTGACTATAGGATCAAGCCCACAGCTTATCTTAGAATAATGTCCAGCCGCAGCCATTGCGTTGACAGCATCTTGACAAAGCGGAGCCAACCGGCATTTGCCATGGTCACCTTGATTATTGGGGCCATTACCTTCTTCGTAAACGTGCGCATTGCAAGCACTCATCCAATTGGTGACAATACCTAGTGGTCCTCCACCATCATACGAAACAGGATTATCCCCCCCACAGCTTCTATCTGGAAATAATCTATCGAACGGACGATAAGCGTCGCTGCATACTTTATTGTCTATACAGGTCCCCCCGATTTCAGGAGGGGCTGTCCATAAAGCTCCACCTTTATCACAATCGCCCATCATAGAATTTGGTCCTGGCCTATCAAGCCACCATTGAAACGGAACAACGCTTTCACAGCATTTACCAAATGTCCATATTATCTCATTATTGTCTATGCACCGTCCATCTTCACAACGATAATCGGGCGGACATTCCGAATCCATTGAACAAATTAATTCTTGGGTGATTTCTTGTTCTGTAGGGTTTTTTACAGGTATAGGAGTTTCCCCAACTATGCGGTTGAAAATTTTCTTTAGTGTTTTTTTTTGCCGCAGCCGCAGCGTTTACGTCTACCGTATCCGGCGCCTCCGGGTATCTCAAGGCCCTCAATATCCATAGGAATCTCAGCCTCACCACCTTGGATTTCATCCAAAAGCAGCTCTACGTCCGTATAATATTGATGTTCTGTATCTGTCCAATCATCAATAAAGCCTTCTAGCCTTTCGACTACCTCATCTAGAGTAAGATTATATTCTGCTGGTTCCCCAGAAGGAGGCCCCTCTGTAGGAAAACCCTCAAAATCATGCTCTGCAGCCAATGCTCTCTTAAAACCCTTAGAGGTTTTTGCCAAATTTTCTAAAATCTTTTGAAATTCACTCATTGTATTGTTCCCATATACTTACAGATTATACACTTTTTTCTAAGAATCCCGCAGAGCAACAATTCCTCGTCCAGATTTCTTGATAATACCAAGCCTTCTTCTCATTTCCCTGATGGCCTTAACAGTCTTATCTAATCTCTCCGCAACATCAACGTCTCTCATAGTACCAGCATTCTGTTTAAGAAAAAACTTCTCTTCTTCCGTCCACCTAGCTTTAGTTCTTTTTATTGTTTGTTCCACTTTATTACCCCTAAATGTCCTTAATGATATAATCATACACTAAAAACGGGTATAATATATTCAGAAATAAGGATTTTAATTTGCCTAAAGAAAATAAAGATAATCCGGTGAAGGCTCTCGTAAAAACTATGAATAAATCCTTTACAGATAAAGTAACAGAAGAAGACATTGTAAATGTTATTGAATATGTATCAAAGATGCATAGGGGAAAAAAGTTTGCTTATTTTACTGAAGACGATATAGAGTCTCAGGCAAAGCTAATATGTCTCCAACAAATAAAACACTACGAACCCGAGAAAGGCATAGGAACCTCTCCAATTAACTCTTTGGAAAGGTGGCTGAATAGAGTAATTAAAAACAGACTAGCAAATTATTATAGAGATAATTATACTAGTGTTAACGAAAAACATAAGGAGTCTCGTGTAAATTTAGCCAACTGTTTAGAGTTGGATTCCATCAATACTACGAATGAGACCTCGGCATATATAAAGGGGGACATTCAACTAAAATCCCTAGAGTATGGGGAGCTGGTAGATTTTATTGAAAGTAATCTTTCTGAGCAATTAAAAGATGTTTATCACGATTGTTTAAATGACGAAAACGTTTCCTCTTATTATAAGGGCAAATTATTAAAGGAAATTCAAGACATAATGGTAGAGTGGAATAGGATGAATAATGGCGAAGAAGCTAACAAAAACTGACCACAAATATATAAGGGAAAACTATTTGAGAAAAACAGATAGCGAAATCGCTGATGTTCTTGGTTGTACTGTTAGAACTATTGAGAGGTCCAGAAAGAAAATGGGGTTAATGAAAAGAGGCGTAAAAGCAAATCTAAATTTAGATGAAGATAATCCTAACGATACCGATCTTGAAAGGTACTATAAAAATTCTTTAATGTCTTCTGTAAGAGGAAAGAGACTTCGAAGAGAATTGGGAGATGAAGATTGGGAAACCCTAGTATATGAATGGGTTGCATATCACATGCAGCTAGACGACCTAACTCACACAGAAGAAAATACAATAGAACACATTATTATTTTAAAATTAAGAATGGATAAGAACCAGAAGGATTATCAATCTTCTGTATTGCTGAGAGACTCCCTTATGGACGAAAGTGGCATTAGAGACCTTAAGGATTTAGATCTACAAGACCCAGAAGAATCCGCAATATATGAAAAAATATATTCAGCCAGCGTTAGAATGATTGATCTTAATAAAGAATATAAGGAGCTGCTGGACAAAATAACTAAGATGAGTGAGTCTTTGAACGTCACTAGGCGGCAAAGGGAAGAGAGAGGTAAGGTTGGGGCTGAAACATTCTTTATGTTATGTAAGGAATTTGAGAATCGGTCTGTTAGGCAGAAGGAGGGGAGAAAGGCTGAGCTTCTTAGAATGGCTGCGGATAATAATGAAAAAAAGATGAGGCAATCTGTACAATATATGGACGGAGAGATAGCCCCTCAGTTATTGGATTCAGAAACAATTGAATTAATGGAAAAACAAAAAGGAGAAAACGATGAATAAAAAAGCTATTGTTACAGGTTGTCCAGGACAAGATGCCTCGTATTTATGCGAGTCTTTGTTGGGCAAGGGGTATGAGGTATATGGAGTACAGCGCCGTTGTACTAGAGAAAATAATTTTATGAATTTCTGTGAAAGTAATTCTAGCTTTCACAGTGTCACAATGGATATTTGTGATGCTAGTGGAGTAACTGATTTGGTTCACTCTATACAGCCAGATGAATATTATAATTTAGCTGCCATGTCACATGTTGGTCAAAGTTTTAAGGAACCTCTTACTACAGTAATGACAGACGGATATGCTATAGCAGCAGTGCTTGAGGCAATACGACAACATTCACCAAAGACAAAATTTTATCAAGCGTCTACTTCAGAGCTGTATGGAAAGGTGGAAGATGGAACGATCCTGAATGAAGAATCTTTGTTTGTTCCAAGAAGTCCTTATGGTGCAGCCAAACTATACGCACATAATATGGTAAACATTTATAGGGAAGCTTATGGGATTTTTGGCTGTTGCGGAATCCTGTTTAATCATGAAAGCCCAAGACGAGGAAAAGAATTTGTTACAAGAAAAATAACTGATGGTATAGCCGGTATAAAATTAGGATTAAAAGATAAATTAAAAATGGGCAATATAGACGCTGTTAGAGACTGGGGTCATGCTCGTGATTATGTTGAGGCTATGCACCTAATGTTACAGCAAGACACTCCAGACGATTTTGTTATAGCAACAGGAAAAACGGCCACAGTAAAAGAGGCCATACAATACGTTTGCGGATTGGCTGATTTAGATTTTGATAACGTCTACGAGATAAACGAGAAATATATGAGACCAGCAGAAGTTCCGTATTTATGCGGAGACGCTAGCAAGGCTAAAAAAGTTCTCAACTGGACCACCTCTTATGATTGGAAGAGTCTCCTCAAGGAGATGTATGAGAGCGATCTGGAAACATTATCTGGTGTAGTGTATAATACTATGGATGCCTCGAAAGAGAGATTTTTCTAAGAATAAAGGACGTTCGTTATCAAGGAAAAGGAAAGTATACTCTCGTCTGACAAACCCCTCCTATAATAGGTTTAGGAGATCGGTCTTAGTGAGAGATTCTTTTTGTTGCCAGTATCCTGGATGCGACAAAAAAAGAAGGCTAGAGGTACACCATATAAGAAAATACAGTTCCAATAAAGGGTTAAGAACCGAGCCTTTAAACGGTATTACTCTTTGTCAAGAATGTCACAAAAAAATAACTGGCAAAGAAGAAAAGTATGAGGATATGCTACAGACAATAGCATCAAGAAACAATAGGACTATTAGACAGTCGGAGGGATCAAATGTCTCATTCCAAAACGGAAAACATAAAAAGACATCCAGAAAAAAGCGAGCAAAAAAATATCCTAGACGTAAATATTATTATTGATACTAGAGAAAAAAGGCCTTGGGAATTTAAAAGCGTTCCTTCGGGAATGAATATAAATAATATTTATCACGATAAATTAGATGCCGGTGATTATTGCTTACTGGGGCTGGAGTTTCCTGAGCAAGATTTTAGTGTAATAATAGAGAGAAAAGCTAAAATGGAAGAGTTCCTAGGAAACATAGGACACAACTGGAAAAGATTTAAGAGAGAACTTGAGAAGCTTTCTGAATTTGAAAGACCCGCCATAATAGTAGAGGATGATATGAGTAAAGCTTACGCTAGATATAACTCTAGCCGAGGCAAAAGAAGGGGTTATTTTAATTTGCCGCCAGAATTTATTATCAAAAGAATCTCTGAAATATATATAGACTACGGAGTTCCTGTGTTTTTTGCTAGCAGTAGATCTATGGGAGAAAGGTTTGCCCTTAACTTCTTTAAGCATGCTACCAAAATGGAGGATTCGTTAGATGACGAGTGAGTTTCAAAACCACTGGACGGAAGAACACAAAAGTGAATTTCTAGAAAATAGTTATCTGGAAATAGGAGATACTTATAATTTAGAGGTTAGTAATCCCCTTTCTGTTTCCACAAAGTACAAAGACGTTCCTCAAGATATTATTAATCTTTGTATGAACGAAAACTATCTACAGTTTCCTACAAAACACCTTTTAAATATGGACCTATTTCCATATCAAATGTCAATATTAAAAATTCTGTGGACCAAGAGACTTCCTATGATTTTGGCGGCTAGAGGTGGGGCTAAAACAACCATGCTCGCAGTATATACTATTCTTAGGGCATTACTTAATCAGGGTGTTAAAATAGTTATAGCAGGCGCGGGCCTTAGACAATC